GGGCTCTTGATGCTCCCGACCTTTAAGCCGGCCTTTGCGCCTTCCACACTCGCTGACAAGCCCGAACTCCGTATCATCAAGACGAATTTCGGCGACGGATACAGCCAAGCGACTCGCGACGGCCTCAACCATCAACGCCGCGTGGCGACCCTCCGTTGGGAAATCATGGAAGGCCAGCATGCTGACGAAATCGAAGCATTCTTGAAAGATTGCGGCGGCGATCGTTCCTTTCTGTATCGTGTACCCCGCGAGGATACACCGACCCGCTGGACCTGCGCAGACTGGACCGTCACGCGCCTACGGGCTGGCCTTGCTTCCGTCGATGCTGTCTTCCGCCAAGATTTCGGGCTGGCATCGTAATGGACGACGACGAGTTCGATCCGCGCTACCTTTGGCGCTCCGTCGTCGGCCAAGCCATTCGTGACGCTCTTTCAACAGCGGACGACTATAAGGCCGTTTATGATCGGGCGACCGCCCGTGCATGGTTCGATAGCGGTAGCCGCGACTTCCGGGAAGTCTGCGAAATGGCGGAACTCGACCCTGTTCACGTCAAGCGATCCATGGATGATGCCATCCGCGCACAAGACGAAGGGAAGTTCACCAGCCTAAAAGATCGATGCGCGAGCCAAACCCGCAAAGACAATGCAGTCCGTCGCGATCGGCGCGGCCGTGTCGGCGCTATCCATGTCATGGATGGTATTGAAGACTCAATCGGCGGATGGGCGAAGAGGGTGAATGTGCCTCCCTATTCGATAGCCAACAGGATGAATTCTGGGAAGGCATTTAAGGTCGCAATTCAAGAGGCTGTAGACGCAAGAAAGAAGGGTAGGTTGAGGGGAAGGCCAGTAAGTAAAGGCTAACAATCGAAACCGGGGGTGTGTTACAATTTTGGAAGTAAATCTAAGGACCGGCGCGGTTCCCTCCGCGCGTGATTGTCTGAAATTGGGATTTTTTCCAAATGGCACCTTCCGTTGCCGAATTGAAAGCGCAATTGACGATCGAGCACGACGAAGACGACGCGCTTCTTGCCGGTAAGATCGCGGCTGCGACCGTCTATATGCTCGACTACACGGGCCGTGACGAGGTTCCTCAAGGCCAACATGCGGCGAGCGCCTACCGCGAGGCAATCCTTCTAACGGCAGCGCATCTCTACACGCATCGGGGCGACGGCTCCGAAGTCGTGGACATTCCCGCAACCGCTCGTCGGCTCGTTGCGGCTTACTATGAATGGCCTATCTAATGGCGCGCACCGAACAACAGCTTGCGCGCCTTCGCAAACGCTTCGAAGCAGTCCCCGCGAGTGTGAAAGCTGCCCTAGACGTGGAGCTGGATCGTTGCGCCCGCGAACTCGTCGCCATGGCTGTGACACTCGCGCCGGCCGACTCCGGCGACCTCAAGGCTTCGATTCATTTCGTAAAGGGGGAACACGACCTCGCGCGCAAGATCGTCGCCGGGAACGCCGATGCTTTCTACGCCCGATGGGTTGAGTTCGGGACCGTGGACCAACCCGCGCAAGCGTTCCTCTTCCCGGCCTATCGACTCCTTCGAGACAAGTTTCAGCGGCGGTTGGCGAATGCCAGCGGTAAAGCGATCCGAAAGGCGTGGGGCCTATGACGCTTTCGACACTCCGGGGAGCGATCGAAGCCGCTTATGCCGTGCTTCCTGCCGACCCCGCGCTTGCTCTCCAAGCCGCAATTCGTGAGCGCCTTCTTTCGTCGCCGACGCTGGCCGCGATCTTCGCTCCCACGGCGATCGTGGACGGCCCGCGTCATCCGAACGTGTTTCCTTCCATCACGTTCGGCACCCCGCAAACGATAGCGCACGACCTAACTCTTGCGCGTCATCATGCGACGATCGCGCTCGACCTTCATATCTGGACCCAGGAAGAGGCATCCGTCGAGGCATCCAAGCTCGCCGGAATCGTCCGCTCTGCGCTCTTCTCAACCCCTCTCACATCATCGGAAATCAGCTTTGCGGACTTTCGTTATCAAGGCACTCGCGTCTTTCGCGATCCTTCTAGCCAGCACGGCCACGCCGTCGTCAGCGTCGAGGCTGTCGCAAGGTGGCGTCAATGACCCTCACGGCTTCGAAGCTCGCACATCGAATTACGATCGAACGCGCCACGCAAACGACTGATCGTTATGGCGCTATTGTCGAAACATGGACGCCGTTCGCTTCCGTCCGCGCTGAGATTGTCGAGGAACGTCGCCAGCGCGAGAATGACGACAAGAGCGAGATTGATGCGTCCAACGTCGTCCTGCGCATCCGTAGTCTTCCCGGCCTGTCTCTGTCCGATCGTCTGACTATGGCGGGCCAGACGTTCGCGATCGTGTCTTTCGTCCCGACTGAAGACCGGCGCGGTATCGAAATCACATGCGAGGCGCGCGCATGAGGGGCCGAAAGCCGAATGAGATCGCGGCCGGCTCGTCTCCGATCGTCACCGTCCCGCGCCCTCCGGCTTGGCTTTCGACGGATGCGAAACGAGAATGGAAGCGCGTTGCGCCGATCCTTGTCGAGCGCGGCCACCTTGAAGACGCTGACCTCTCCATTTTGGCAAATTGCTGCGATGCTTTCGGAACCATGGTCGCGATGGCCCGGAAGATCGAAGCCGAAGGCGCGACGATCCCGAACGCGCGCGGCGAACTCAAGCGAAACCCGGCGACCGGCATCAAGAATGAAGCTGCGATCCGGCACAAACAGCTTTGCAGTGAACTCGGCCTGACGCCGGTTTCTCGGGCGCGATCGACCTTCAAGGTAGCAAATGACGACGACCTTTCCTTTCTGGATTGAGGACGGTTCGCCGATTCCTGATCCGTTTGGATGCGGGGAACGCGCCGTCCGATTTCTGCTTGAACTCAGGCATCCCAAATCGACCCTACCGGGCCGACGCTTTCAGCTTGATCCATGGGTTGAACGGATCGTTCGCCGCATCTACGGGCCGCGCCATCCTGACGGAACGCGCATCGTGAAGACTGTTTTTGCGATGATCCCGCGCGGAAACCGAAAGACCACGCTTGGCGCTGCGTTGACGCTTCTCCATTCCATCGGCCCGGAGAAGACGGCGCGCGGGCAGATCGTTTGCGCGGCAGCGGATCAGAAGCAAGCGCGCATCGCGTTTGAAGAGGCTGTCGAAATGATCCGCGCCGACCGGCGTCTTATCCCGATCACCGATATTGCGGACTACCGGAACCGCTTCCGCGACCTTCGATCCGGTTCGATTGTTGAGGCTATCAGCGCCGACGCCAAGACCCAGCACGGCCGAACCCCAACATTTACGCTCATGGACGAAATTCATGCGTGGCCGAAACGCGACCTATGGGAAGCACTCAAGACCGGCCTTATCAAGACTCCGGGCTCGCTCAACGTCATCACCACCACCGCAGGGCGAGGGCAGAACTCAATTGCATGGGAGCAATATGAATACGCCCGCGCCGTTGCGCTCGGCGAGATCGATGACCCCGCGACCCTCCCAATCCTCTTCGAAGCGCCGAAAGACTGCGATTGGACTGATGAAGCAATTTGGCATCGCGTCAATCCCGGTCTGTCATGTGGGTATCCCGACCTTGCGGGCCTGCGCCAGTACGCCCGAGAGATCGCGAACCGACCGAGCGAACGGGCTTCATTCCTGCAACTCAACCTCAACATCTGGCAGGATCAGAGCCTATCGCCGTTCGTGGATATGGCGACCTATGACAAGGGCGCGGCACCGCTTGGCGTGGACGTGTTCGAGCGCCTCCGCAACGAAGATTGCTACGTCGCCTTAGACGCTTCTATCTCGACCGATCTAACAGCCGTTGTCGCGGCTTGGCGCGATCCCGACGACCCGGAAGGATTCATCGTCCTTCCGCACTTTTTCTGCCCTGAAAATGAGCTTCGGAAGAAAAGCGACGTGGATAGAGCGCCATACGTCGCTTGGGCCGAACAAGGGTTCCTAACGCCGACACCCGGCGACGTTATCGACTACAGAGCAGTTGTCGAACACATAGCCGGTCTCCATGACCGCTTCTACGTCGCTGAGACCGTCTATGATCGCGCCTACGCCTTGGCAATCGCGTTGGGCCTGCAAGAGCTTGGTATCGTCGCCACAGCGATGCCGCTCGACAACAGGACGCAGGCCGCAGGCGTTGCGGTTCTAGAACGGGCGATTATGGCACGGAAGTTCCGACACGGTGGGAACCCAATCCTCCGTTGGAATGTCGAGAACGTATCGATCTACGAAGGATCGTCCGGCCTTCGCACCATGCACAAGGGTAAGTCGCGCGCTCGCATCGACGGGGCCTTTGCCGCGTGGATGGCCGTCTCCCGCGCCGCTTTCAACCGCCTGCCTCTCAATCCCATGGCTGACCCGAACTACGACGCGGCGGCTGATTTTTCATAAGGACTATAATCAATGGCGCGCGCGCCGGAGTTCGACCTATCCGTTCAAATTGAAGCGAAGATGGATCGTCTGCAAAAGCAGATGGACCGGGCGGATAAGCTCGTCGCTCGTCAGTTCCAGAACATGCAGCGTTCGGCCGACCGCTCGGCAAAGGAGATGGAAGACCGCATGGCATCGTCAGCCTCGCGGATCAATCAATCGCTTGGGACGATCGGGAAGGGGCTTGTCGGCGCGTTAGCAATCGGCGGCGTGGAGCAGCTTGTTTCGCAATACCGCGAAGTCGTGACCAGCGTTGCCAACATAGGCAATGAGGCTCGGCGCGCCGGTCTCTCGACCAAGGCATTCCAAGAGCTACAGCACGTCGCTACGCAACTCCGAATGCCCGTTGATGCGCTCGTTGACGGTATGAAGGAACTCAACATCAATGTTGATGAGTTCGCGGAAACCGGCGCTGGCACAGGCGCTGAGTCGTTTCGGCGGCTTGGATACAGCGCGGACCAACTAAAAAAGAAGATCGAAGACCCTTCCGCTCTTTTGACTGAGATTGTTGGGAAGCTGCAACGCTTCCCGAAACAAGCCCGCATCCGCATGATGGAAGAAATGTTCGGTGGGGAAGCCGGCGAACAATTCAACGAGCTTCTGCGCGTTGGGCCGGCCGGCATTCGAACCATGATTGCCGAAGCGAATTCCTTCGGCCTCGTGATGGATGACGCCTTCATTGATAAGGCTGACGAGGTTGATCGAAAGTTCAACCTACTGTCCAAGCGGATCGGAACCGGGCTCAAAGGCGCGATTATCGAGGCGACCGACGCGCTCGGCATCTTCCTTGATCGCTTCCGGGATTACCAGAACCAACAATCCGAGACGCTTCTCGCCTCACGCGCGCTCGCGGTAAAAAACCGCGATAACGCCCAACGGCGGATCGATGAAAGCTCTTTACCGGAAGTCTTCCTGACGCCTCTCCGCAGACAGGTTGAAGCTTCGAACGCGGAAATCGAGCGGATCGATAAGGCGCTTGCGGCGCGTGGCGATACCGCGGCGAACGGAATCAACCGGCTCGGGGCCGCGGCCGAATCCGCAGCGAACAAGCTTGCTGGAATCACCCCGCCCGTGACCTCTGCGCGCCAAGCTGAAACCGCGAGCATGGCCGCGCTTAGCCGCTTCAACGATGCCGAAGCCCGTACCATTGCTAAGAAGGGTATGCTCGACCTGATCGGGTACGCGGAAGGCACCGACAAGGGGCGCAAATACAACGAGACCTTGGCTTTCGGGAAGTTCACGGGCGGCGACGTGAACCTCACGCAGATGACCTTGAACGAGGTTTTGGCACTTCAAAAGAAGATGCTGGCGCACCCGGATAACAAATTCAATTCGTCGGCCGTGGGGCGCTACCAGATCGTTTCCAAAACCATGCGCGGTCTTATGGGTGAGATGGGCCTGACCGGCGAAGAATTCTTCGACGCTGCAATGCAAGACCGAATGGCCGAACAGCTTCTCCGGCGACGTGGCAACGACCTTGGTGGCCTGCGCAACGAGTGGGAAGGTCTTCGCCGCGTCCCTGATGGCGCGATCAGCACGGCGCTAGGTGCCACGACGCAAACCATGCCGGGGCGCGATGAAGGCGTTCAAGCCAAAATCGATAAGAACAGGGAACTCGCGACGAGCTACCGGGAGATTATCAACGGTGCCGTCGAGATGATCGCGAACGGCAATGTCGAGATTCAAACCTACGGCATGACGGCGAGCGCCGCGACCCGCTTGCGCATCGAGCAAGACTTGCTCAACCAAGCCAGCGCGCGCCACATCGCACTTACGCCCGAACAGCGCGCACAACTAAGCCAGCTTGCGGCCGGCATGGCAGAAGTCGAGACCGCAGCCGAGAAGGCCGCGCACAAACAGGAAGAACTCAAAGCCGCACAGGACTTCCTCGCCAGCGGCGTATCCGGGTTCTTCTCTTCCATCATCACCGGCAGCGCCACAGCCGAAGAGGCGTTACAGCGTATGCTATCCATGCTGGCCGAAGCTACCATCGAAGCCGCGCTCTTCGGCAAAGGGCCGCTCGGCGGGCTCTTCGGAGGGCAGGGCGCAGGCATTCTAGGGAAGCTCTTCGGCTTCGCAGACGGTGGAATTGCTGCAAACGGCCGACCGCAGCCGTTGCCGAAATTCGCGAAGGGCGGTGTCTCTCATAGTGCCGCAATCTTCGGCGAGGCGGGGCCTGAGGCAGCCGTTCCGCTTCCTGATGGGCGATCGATCCCGGTTACTCTATCAGCGCCACCTATGCCGCGTATTAGCCCGATGGGCGGCTCTTCAACGTCCAACATCACCCTTGCGCCAGCGATCACCGTGAACGTCGAGGGTGGGTCGCAGGGTAGGGAAGCCGACGAGAAGCAAGCGAAGACCATCGCCCAAGCCGTTGACGCTCAAATCCGGGCGACCGTAGCCCAAGAGCTTCGAACTGCAATGCGACCGGGTGGTGTCATGCGTGGCGGAAGATGAACCGAGCCGTTGCACTAAGCATTGCACTTACGTTGCAGTTTCATTTCGCTTTGTGCGCCGAGACGTGAAGAAAATACGAACGACAACGAAGCGTATCGAAAATATATATTGCCTTGGGGCCGCAGGGTGTGAGATTCTAATCTCGTTCAAACGGCGTCGGGGCACGATGCCAACTCCTACGAATGGTGCCCGGCGCGGCTGAAAGGTCGCGCCGGTTTCGTTTGCAACCATCATTCGTGAGTTTGCCGTGCCGTCCTTAGCTTCCGCCGACGTTCGTTTTCGCATCATTCGTATTGATGCTTATGAAAGCGAACATGACGTTGAATTGGAAAACCTACAGCGCGCCGAGCTTGAAGCCCTGTTGTCCGAACTGGACGAACTCGCTTACCCAATCGATGACAGTCCCGTCTCGCCTATGCCGAGCGTGTCTCCGCTGACGCCTCAACAAATTGCCGATCGTCTCCGTCGTCAGCTTCTCGGCGACGAGGAAGAGGGCGACGACGAACCTACGCCCGAAGAGCTGGCCTCGCTCTTCGATGAACTGGACGCGATTACGGCCGATCCGACGTTCGATGAGTTCGCAGCCGAAGTTGGCAAATCGCTAAATTCTGGCATTGCACAGGCAAGCGCAGCTAGCCCGTGCGAAACCCTTGTAGGGCAGGGCGTTGAGGACTCTCCCGGTACGTTCGCTAACCCCTCGTCGGGTGTCTTGCCTGTATTAAAGGGTATAGACCTTTCTGACCCCTACGTTCTCAACATCGAAGAGCTTGACGCCGCGCTCGCTTCGCAAGACCTCGTTGAGCCCGCGCCGATCGTTCACGCGCAGACGCCAGCACGGGCTCCCTCGTCGGTTCAAACTATCCTCGCAGCGGTCAACGCTACGAAGAACCGCGAAGCAGCACCACTCCCGGCCGATCCTTCCGACGATCTACTTGCAGACGTAGATATTCCTACGCCGAGCCTGACGTTCACCCACGGCCAGACTTACACGTCGCCGAACTCGCTCGTTGCAATCACCCGGCGTTCACTTCCGCGCTGGCGAGACCTAGACGAGCGTGGCGTTGCACTAGCCTATCACCGGGCGCTCGTTGCTGATCTGGAACGCGAGGTTTACGCCTTCTCGCTGGAATTCTCCGATCGGATCCGTGCGAAGGCGATAGCCTCCGGTAAGTTCGCCCGCTACGTCGCCGCGCGCGTCGCCCTTGAACTTCGAAAGCGCCTTCCCGGCGAACCTCGTGATTTCGTGTTCGTTGTGGAAGCCAAGACCAGCAAGGCCGACCGACCTCACATTCACGGCGAACTCGCGTTCAAACGGGTAGAGGCACCTATCGTCGGAGAAGCCCTTGCAGCGGCCGGCGGAAAGGACTGGAAGCCGAAACGACGCGGCGAGCGACAAGTGGACTTCTCCGACTTTCGCCGTCCTGATGATTTTTGGCTTCACTCTTATGGTCTCAAGACCGCTCGTCATACGGCGTCCGTTGTTCCCGGCCGGCTTGTCACTGGAACCGAGAACCTTCGAGGCCAAGCTAAAGCTCTCTTCGAATTATGGCGTGTGGAGAACCTACAGGGTTCCTGTCGTAATTCAAAAGCAGGAACCGAAGTAAAAGATAAATCAGCGCTGACTTATCCGGTAAATAATTCTTTAAATTTCGGAACAAAAACTGTTGAACCTCAAGCTGGGTTGAATCATAAAGCTTCTGAAAACCACGCAGGAGCTTGTGACCGTGAATTCCCCGGAAGTTATCAGCATTCCCGACGACGCCTTTTTCGCATTAGGTCGCAAGCTTGCAAGCGCTGCGACGGCCCTTGGGCTCGCGCAGTCATTCGACGCTCAAGCTGCAAATCTCGTTCTTGCGAATTGGGGTGTCTTCCCGGCGTCGAGCTTCGAAGGCGGGGGAGAGCAGGAAGCCCGCGAGGGCCACCACGTAACTTTCGTCAATATGATGCCGTCGCCGCAGATCGTCCCAGCCGCTGCCGTGTTGCCGCTCGCAAGTTTCCTAGCCGATGCACAGCGTTCTGAGAGGGCGCTGGCGATCAGAACTGACGTTGGGAGTGTAACGGCGCTATCTAAGCAAGAGCTGAGTGAACTCGCCGGCTACACGCTTGATGAAATTATCGACGGCTTGGATCACGTCGGATGATTCCGACTTTCCGAAATCCGATTTCCCTGATAGGGAATCGGAAAAGGCGGCACGGTTGTGGAGACCGTACCGCCCTGGCAGAGCCAGCCTTTTGGAAGGGCTAGGTGCGCCCGTGACCCTTTTGGAAGGGGTCCACATGTTAGTCGACTGTGGGGTGGGAGTGAGCTGGCAGGCTGCCCACCCTATCGACCCTTCCGATCTAGCACAGCCAAATACAGGACGGAAACTCAGGAAACGCAGTATCCACAGATCAGAGCCTCGAATCGGTTGAAACCCTGTGGATAGCCTGTGGAAAAACCTGTGGATAAGTTTTTGTAGCCTTAGAGCGAAAAGGCGTTCACGGAAATTTCTGCCCTTTTGAAATATTTCGACGCAGTTGGGGATAATTGTTCGACGTGCGTTCCGTTCACGCGGTTCGAAGGCGGGTAAGTCGTCCCAATCGGGCGTATGACTAACTTCCCACGCAGATTAAAGCTCGCTCAAGCGACGTACTTCGGTAAACGGCCGATAGCCACCGACCCGATTGCAGAGCGACTGAGCGAAAATATCCTGATTCACGCCGAAGGCGACCCCATTTCGTAAGTAGACAAGATAGGTTTGACGGCCTGTGTATGCACCGAACCCGTTGCGTGTGTTTCCTTTAACGCAGACATGCTGGTCGGGCTGCGATCCAACCGATTTCAGTTCGAACACATTGGAAATTTCCGCGTCTCGTACTGAGTAGGGATCGCGTAGGCTATCTCTCATGCCTTTGAGGACACCATTCACTTCAGCCTCGGTGGCTGGCCGTTGGCGATCCATTGCAGTTTGATTGAACTCGGCAGTCTGGCAGCCGGAGAGGGTGAGAGGTGCGGCAGCCAAAGCTGCAAGAAGGGTGAAGCGACGCAT